CGCCCCATCGTGGAGCCACTGGCAGCCAAGCAGGGTGAGAAGCTGACCGAGATGAAGCTGGGTCTTCGCAAGACCGAGGATGGCTACGAGGCTTGCGGCTTCTTCGACAAGGACGTCTGGTACCGGGGCATCGTGGACCTTCTGATTCTCGACGGCGACCGGGCTTGGATGATCGACTACAAGACCGGCAAGAACGCCAAGTACGCGGACATGAAGCAGCTCGACCTTATGGCTGGTGCGATATTCGTAAAGTACCCGGAGCTGAAGGTCATCAAGTCGGGGCTGGCCTACGTGGTCAGCCACGAGTTCCCGAAGAAAACCCACGAGCGGAAGAAGCTGAAGCAGTACCTGTCGGTGTTCGACGACCAGCTAGACCGTTTGGATGCAGCCATGGATAACGGTATCTGGAACGCCCAGACCAGCCCGCTGTGCGGGTGGTGCCCGGTCACCTCGTGCGAACACTGGCGACCAAGGAGGAAATAATGAGCGACACAAGCCCTGAGGACCAAGCGGCCCTCGCAATCGTGTTCGAGGAGAACATCCGCGAACTGGTGCGTAAGCACCTGAAGGAGGCGCTGGAGGACTGGGGGTTCCTAAACAGCGTCTATATGCACCCGATGGCGGCTGTTATTCTCGGTAACCTCAACACCAGCACGGCGTTCCACAACACGGTTAAAAATGTTATAGCCCATCAGATGAACAAACCTTGAGGACACCCCCATGGCCCGCAATTACCGCGCCGAGTACGACAAGTACCATGCCAGCCCAGAGCAGAAGAAAAACCGGGCGCAGCGCAACGCTGCCCGGACCAAGATGATGAAGGCGGGCAAGGTCAAGAAGGGCGACGGCAAGGACGTGGCCCACGTGCGGGCCTTTGACAAAGGCGGCAGCAACGGGGATGGACTGCGGGTCGAGAGCCGCTCCGCCAATCGGTCGTTCAAGCGGGACAACAAGGGCAACCTCGTGAGTGAGACGAGCAAGCGTGAGCGGAAGAAGAAGTAACTACGCGGGTAGGAGCAAACGGTGAAGGTTATCAACAACAGAGCCCTCCTTCTGGAGGTGCCCGACCCGTCCGTGGTGACGGACAACATCCACAACAGCGCCGAGGTGAAGGAAGGCGTACTGGTTAAGTGGGGGCAGACCGAGACGGAAATCCTTGCCAAGCTGGGGTTCGAGGCTCCCTCCCCCATGCTCAAGTCCTACGAGTGGACGGGCAAGCTGACGCCGTTCGAGCACCAGAAGACCACAGCCTCTTTTCTCTCCATCCGCAGACGCGCCTTCTGCTTCAACGAGCAGGGCACCGGCAAGACCGCCAGCGTCATCTGGGCAGCCGACTACCTCATGAAGCGCGGGCTGGTGAAGCGTGTGCTGGTGCTGTGCCCCCTGTCGATCATGAAGTCCGCGTGGCAGCAGGACCTGTTCAAGTTCGCCATGCACCGGTCGTGCAGCGTGGCGCACGGGTCAGCCAAGCAGCGGGAGAAGATCATCAACGCCGGGGCCGAGTTCGTCGTCATCAACTTCGACGGGCTGGCCATCGTGAAGGACCAGATCATCGCGGGTGGCTTCGACCTGATCGTGGTGGACGAGGCCAACGCCTACAAGAACGCGCAGACCAACCGGTGGCGGGTGCTCAACCAGATCACGAAGGCAACCGACCCACGCCTGTGGATGCTCACTGGTACGCCCGCTGCGCAGTCGCCGCTGGATGCCTATGGTCTCGCCAAGCTGGCCGACGCGCCGAGCTGCCCCAAATACTACGGCCAGTACCGCGATCAGGTGATGATGAAGGTCACCCAGTTCAAATGGGTTCCCCGTCCCGGCTCGCAGGACATCGTGCACCGCATCCTGCAACCGGCCATCCGGTTCGAGAAGAAGGACTGCCTCGACCTGCCAGAGGTTACCCATATCGAGCGAGAGGCACCGCTCACCTCCCAGCAGGCGAAGTATTACGCCCAGCTGAAGAACCAGATGCTCATCGAAGCTGATGGGGAAGAGGTCAGCGCGGTCAACGCAGCAGCCAAGATCAACAAGCTGCTCCAGATCAGCGGGGGCGCGGTCTACACGGACGAAGGCTCGGTGCTGGAGTTCGACATCTCCAACCGCCTCAACGTCGTGCTGGAGGTCATCGAGGAAGCCAGCAACAAGGTGCTGGTGTTCATCCCCTTCACCCACACCATCGAGCTGCTCCGTGCCAAGCTGGAGAAGGAGGGCATCTCGTGCGACGTCATCAACGGGAAGGTGCCGGTCAACCGGCGCTCGGAGATCGTCACGCGGTTCCAGACGGAGCGTGACCCGCACGTGCTGCTCATCCAGCCACAGGCTGCATCGCATGGGCTTACTCTTACGGCGGCAGACACAATCATCTGGTACGCCCCGGTCACCAGCGTGGAGACCTACCTACAGGCCAACGCCCGCATCAACCGCCCGGGCCAGAAGAACGCTATGACCATCGTGCACATCAAGGGTAGCGAAGTGGAAAGCCGCCTCTACTCCATGCTGCAAAGCAACATCGACAACCACGAGAGAATCATTGACCTCTACCGCAGGATGATGGGGGAAGCAGCGTAAGGCGAAGAGCGCCCTACCCCTGCTTGACAATGTATAATGTAATAAATATACGGGTATCTGCGGCGCGAGCCGCATGAAGGAGCAAACCATGTCAGATCAACAGTCGATTGCCGACCTCGTGGCTGTGTATCGCAAGCTGCGGGGTGCCCTCACGGAGGCAGAGGAAGCCTATGAGGCCAAGGTCAAAACCCTCAAGGACCAGCTGGAGCTGGTGTCCGCTGAACTCCTCAACTTCTGCAACGAGCAGAACCTCGACAGCGTGAAAACGCCAGCGGGAACCATCTCTCGGCGCGTTCAGACCCGGTACTGGACGACCGACTGGGACCAGATGAACAACTTCATCATCGAGCACAACGCTCTGCACCTGCTGGAGAAGCGCATCCACAACACCAACATGAAGCAGTTTTTGGAGGATAACCCGGACGCCCTCCCCATCGGCCTTCAGGTCGATAACAAGTACGTCATCCAAGTCCGCAAACCGAGCGAGAAGTAAGAACCATGAACATTGAACACCAACCCCCGACCGATCAGGACCTGCGCAGCGCTGCGGTCTATCCGGCGTCCCGTCTTGTAGAAGAGCAGATCAAGCAGGGTGTCCATTTCCCTGACCCTGCGCGCCAGATCGTCGAATATGCCGAAGTCATTTATATCTACTTCAAGGAGGGAATTCAGTGAGCAACATCACCATTTTTGAAGAGCAGTCCAACCTGCCCACCGTGCGCCGCGAGTCGCGCCGCATGGACCGTATGTCCACCGGCAGCGGTAGCTCTATGCGCCGCATCCAGCTTAGCAACGGACGTACATTCAAGCGCATCGTGGGCGGCGAGCAGATCGGTAAGGCTGCCCCCAACCAGCTGGACGTCATCATCGTTGACTGGCTGGCAGAGCCGAGCCGCAAGTTCTACGCTGGTGCCTACGACCCCAGTGCCAAGGCTACGCTGCCCGACTGCTGGTCGAATGACGGCGTCGCACCGGAAGCGGGTGCCAAGAACAAGCAGGGTTCGTCCTGCGCTGCGTGCCCCAAGAACGTCAAGGGTTCGGCTCCGGGCAACAAGAAGGCTTGCCGCTATGAACGCCGCATCGCAGTCCTCGTCGTTGGCGACCCCAGCGGTGACGTCTACCAGATCGCCATCCCGGCTGCGTCGTTGTTCAGCGACAACGATGGGAACGTCTATGGCTTCGAGGGCTACAAGAAGTTCCTCCTCGCCAGCAACGAAGCGCTGGACACGGTCGTGACCCGCATCATCTACGACGAAGACGCCGACACCATCAAGGTGGGGTTCAAGCCTATCCGCCACCTGACCGAGGTAGAAGCCGGACTTGTGGACGCCGCGCAGGATGCCCCCGAGACCGAGCGGTATACCAAGCTGACCGTGGCGGCCGTGGATGGTGCCAAGGCTCCTGCCGCCCAGAAGCCACTGGCCATCGAGGCTGCTCCTGCTGCCGCACCGGCCAACCCGTTCGGTGACGACGACGAGGAAGAGGTGGAAGCCACCCCGGTCAAGCGGGCCGCTAAGCCCAAGGCGACTGCCGAGGTGAAGCCGGAACTGGCTTCGGTCCTCAGCGAATGGCTTGATAATGAGGATGAGGACTGAGTATGCGCGGCTACAGTATCCGGGTAGCCGAGGCTGTTAAGGGGGCCGACGGTAACCTTCTTGGGGTGCAACTCGGGCGAGCGTGTCTCGCCCGGGACATCCCGGTCTCCAAAATCTCGGAGACCTTTGGGGTCACACGTCAAACGGTGTATAGCTGGTTCCTTGGGGTGAGGGAGCCAAGGGGTAAAACCTGCGATGCAATCCGGGCCTACCTGACTACCCTCGACTGAGGCTTTCGCAAAAAATAGATAATGAGCGGGGTTTCCCGCATTGGTGAGTGATGTGATGCAACAACCTGACCTCTTGACCCTAGTGCAGCCAGCGGAAGGCTGGTTCGCCATCACGGGTATCAAGGGTACGGGAAAGAGCGCCGACGTTCGTCAGGAGCTTGTGGCTACGCGAGAAGAGGCAGATGCCCTCATCGAGCAGTACGTCCGAGCGGGGCGCAACGTGTTCTTCGGGGTGGCGAAGTACAGGACGGGGGATAACCGCAAGAAGGAGAACGTCCTTGGTCTCAAGGCGTTCTGGCTCGATGTGGACTGCGGCCCGAGCAAGGCCGAACCCAACCCAAAGACTGGCCGACCCGATGGCTATGTGGACCAGAAGGCGGGGCTGCGCGCCCTGATGTCCTTCTGCAAAACCGTCGGTCTCCCTCCCCCTACCCTAGTAAGCTCTGGCGGCGGCATCCATGCCTACTGGCCGCTGGAGCAGGAAGTCTCCCGGCGCGACTGGGAGGCCGTGGCTGAGCGTTTCAAAGACGTGTGCCGCGCCCAGAACTTCTACGTCGATAACGCTGTGTTTGAAGTGGCGCGCATCCTGCGCGTCCCCGGCACGTTCAACTTCAAGGAAGAAGAGCCACGCCCGGTCGAGTTTCTCCATGTTGGGGACGTGACAACCATCGAGGAGATGCGCTCAATCCTTGGGGTCAAGAAGCAGCCGTCGATCTTCGACGACAACTTCGAGATGACCCCGCGCCAGAAGGCGATGATGAGCGGGGTGGGCTACAACTTCAAGCGCATCATGACCCGCACCGCCAAGGGGGACGGCTGTAACCAGCTCCTACACGCGTACACCAACCGGGCCAGCATCAGCTACTACGAATGGTTCTATGCGCTCTCGGTGGCTGCCATGTGCGAGGACGCCGACACAGCGGTGCACATGATGTCTAATGGCCATCCGGACTACGACCCGGAGACCGTGGACAAGAAGGTAGCCACCATCCGGAAGGCGACTAGCTGCGCCAAGTTCCGCAGCGTGGACCCCAGCCTGTGCGATGGCTGCCCCCACTTCGACAAGATCGTGGGACCCAAAGAGCTGGGTAAGGTGGTCAAGGAGTCCAGCGAGGACTTCCTCAAGGTCGAGGTCGAGCCGGGTGTGGTCGAGCACATCGACATCCCCAAGTTCCCCTTCCCCTTCTACCGGGGCGAGGATGGCGGCGTGTGGCGCAAGGGCGCGAAGATGGAGAACGGCGAAGAGGCGGAGCCCATCATGGTCTACGCCAACGACTTCTACATCGTGAAGCGGATGTACGACCCGAATGACGGGGACTCAGCGTTTATGCGGGTGCACCTACCACAGGATGGCATCCGTGAATTCTCGGTCCCCATGTCAAAGGTTACCCAGAAGGATGAGCTTCGGAAGCTGCTCTCCGCCAACGGGGTCTACAGCTA